ATATCCCCGACCTTTAACTGCAAGACATACAAGCAAGTGCTAGGCCGGATTCACCGCAACGGTGGGAAGAGTGACGCGCTGCAGCAAGTGCTGGTCGCAACGGATTCCATCGAGGAGAATGTCATGCGCTCCATCTCTCGTAGACTCAACAACCTTGCCGACCTTCATGGAGTATAACGGAGTAGTGAGGGAGTTCTTCCCCGAGGGTGCCCCTGTTTTACTCCAAGGGTTTTACTTTGATGATGATGCCGTCGAGCCGGAAGCGTGTAAGATGTTCCCCATAATAAACAATAAGATTCTTGAAGAACCCCCGTGTGATAATAAAGATGAGGAGATGTTCGTCCGAAGAAAAATAGCTCGTCGCCTTAACAAGATTTTATCTTATGACGATACACCAAATCCAAGATGACAATATACGAAATCCAAGACAAGCAACGTGACGAGCACTCTAAGCTAGAGGAGCACATTCTTAAAAATGTAGCCGAGCGCAAATGGACAAAGACTAAATTGCGGGAACAACTATCTAATCTTTACCTTATGGGATACCGGCACGGATGTGAAGCCGCTCATGAGCTCGCGTCTAATCCTCCAGCTTGATGAAGCGTGGGTTCTCTGACTGCGCCTGCATCAGCCAGCCCAATCTCTGTTGCCCTTGGGGAGAGCGCATCAGGAAGTCGACCAAGTTTTTAGTAGGCACGGGGTTCTCCATGAACCCTGAGAACAGTAGCTTGGATCGGCGGTCACCGTAGTTAGCGGACTGCAGCCCTTGGTAAATCTTGTAGTTAGTAACGCCGAGTCCTTGGAACCCGCGCATAGCTTGGGCCATTCGATTGTTTATCCTCAAGCGAGACTTCAAGACATCTTCATACACCCCACGAACGGAGCCCTCACTCATTCCTTTGCTCTGCTTCAGTTCACCAAATCTCTGCTGCACTCTCCGCTGCTCATCTCTGAGCCTGAAGGCTACCCTTGAGAACTGATCGGATGGATCATTAGCGCGGGGCCTTACTGGTAAAAACTCACTCATGATTATGCCGAAGGGAGAGTCAGCAAACTTTGTGACCTTTCCGCCAGCCGCTTGATAAGCCTCGATAGCTTTCAAGACAGTGCGCGGGCCATAGGCTTCACGACCAATATACGTCAGCATCTTTCCTGTTTTGAGGGCGGCAGGATCCGACTCTTCAAAGATCGGTCTGCCCGTTCTCGCGTCACGATTCTCTTTGATATCAATCACCGATCCGGCAAGGATCTGATCACCGAGGTATGGCTCGAACAAAGCAGTGTAGAGGAACTTAGTCGTAGCCTGCAGCGGTTCTCCTCTCAGAGCATGCTCCATTCCCCGCAAGATTGGATCAGCTACCACCGAGAATGGATTCAAGTAGGTAAGGTCAAGCGTGACAACATCCCCATCTTTTCCGCCCGAGATCATCTTGGCAAAGTCGTAAGCCGTGCCCGCCTTTTCCGTGAAGTAATAGAATGTATGATTTCTGAGATAAGGAGGAAGGGACATACGGTATGCCTCGTCCTCATCTTCTCCGAGTCCTGAGAGGAACTTGCCCAGCAGAACTGGCACCGCCGTGCTCACAGCCATGACGCTCGTGAACCCTACGGCTCTCTTGTATCCCCTTGCTCTAATCACGGGGTTGCTGTCAGCTATCTCTTTAGAGAACTGCCGCACGGTGTTCACCGTGATTCGTGGAACCTCCGACGTGAACCGGACAAACGGAGCTATGAGAAGCCCTGCGCTAGATCCGCTGAGCTTCTTGATCACCGGCAAGGCTCTAGCGTAAGACTGAGCCGTGGCAGAAATAATGTCGGCAGCATATTCTTTTTGCTGCAACTCTGTCATGGCAGAGAACTTGCGGGCTAACTTAGGATTATCTTTTTCTGCTTTAGCCGCCCTCTTAACTGTAGCTAATTCGTTCTCGAAGTATCCGATCTTGTAGAACGAATCCATTGCCGAGGCCAAGCGGGCCGCTGTTTGTTGAGCCGCGCGAAGAGGTTTACCCACCAAGTTCTCTGACTTCTTGGCGAGGCTTTCGAGTTGTTCGTCGAGAGAGTTGAAGGTCTCCTCTCCCGTCATCAGCTTCATCATGATCTCCGAGCGGACTTCGTCACCGAATACTCCAAGCGCTTCCAAGCTCCGAAGGTATCCATTAGCTTCCGCCTTTCTTCCTTTGAAAGATCTGATAACTCCCTCCATTGCGGACATGCCCGTTCCGCGCTTGGACGATCCTAAGAACAAATCTTTCGGAGCCCCGAAGTATCCTTGCGCGGGGCCAAAGAACATCACGTTACCCAAAGCGTTACGCATATAGAATCCAACGGAGCCCAGAGTCTTAGCTGCCATCGCATTACCCGTAGCTTTTTGCATAAACCTCAAGCCCCCTTGAAGAACCTTCGACGCCGCGTCATTTGGTTGGCGCACGGTCTGCTGGAACATGGGCTTGATTGACTCATAGATATCTTTGTCGACATACAAACCAGCCAGCGGATTCAACCCACTGTCAGAGCCGGTCGGCTGGATCAACCTTCGCTGTCCTACTTCGACAATTTGTTTTTCCGTGTTAGCATTTTTAACATCTTCTGCGTGTTGCTTGGCGCTGATTAGCCAACCATTCTGCTCACCCTGCATTCGCATCTTCACAAGGAAGTTCTGATGCGCCGCGATCTTAGCAACGGTTCCGAAGGTGTAGAGCAGCGAGTCCAGACTGTCTTCTGGAATATTGTTTGCGCCCATAAGATCCGCAAGCGGCTTTGGAATCTCAGCCCGTCCTTCGAGATTCTTAGTCAGCGCTTTGAGGGCTCCCCCCATAGTCGCTTGTTTCGTTGCGGGTTTACCTGCGAAGTCGAAGGCCGAAGCAAAGTCAACCGTTCCCGACTCGGTGTCATACGAGTTAAGAAACTCAGATATCATTTTGAATCCGAGAGGAACTCCGTCACTGTCCTGCCTATCATACTCAGCCCGAGCGAACGCTTTGGCATCTGAGTCAGAGCGCCCTTGCTTCTTTTGATTCTGGAACTCGAACTCGATGTATTGCTCGCGCATGAAATCAATAGCGGCATCACGCACAGCTCGTGATCTTTCATCCTCACTTGTAAGAATCCTTTCTTTGTAGTCAGGATCGGAGAACATCTGGTATCTCCGCGTAACGTAAAGTCCCATATTGTTATCGAACTTAACGCTCAGGTCTTTGCTGGAGAATGCGCCGAACAAATTCTTAGCCGACTTTGATAGCTCATCTGTGAGCCGCCGCAGATCGAGGATCACGGGGAACAGATTTGGTGCGATGTCTTTCAGAGTAGCAAAGGCTTCGTTGCGTTCTCTGATAAACTCCGCCTTCTTTATGTCGAAGGCTTTGTCTTTAGCTTCCTTGTATTCGTCCTGCGCTTTTTCGTAAGCCGCCTGCTTGGTAGCCCCAAGGGTTTCTTTGGCTTGCTCTTCTTTCTTCCTGCGATCTATCGCCGCTTGTTTGAGAAGTTCCGCCCGCTTAGCATTCGAGGGTTCTGTCTTTCTTATGTTGATCTTTTCGGCTTCCTCCTCCTGCGCGAACCTCTGGTATTCAGAAGATAAATCATTCTGATAAACAACCATAGCTGCATCCCGCTTCGTGTTTCTGTCTTTCAGTAACGTGTTATCGGGATCGGGATCAATATTGTCCGTGGTTCCTGTAGCTGTTTGGATAACATCCCAAGGTATCTCATCGGGATCTTTGAAGTCTTTCTCTACGGCAGCTTTGTATTTGGAGTAATACTCCTCGACCATATCGTCAGATGTTCTGACAAAGGCATCTCTCTGGCGCACATACCTTTGCACTGTAGGATCAGTCTCGCCGACGAACAGTTTCATGAACCCGTTCTTGACGTTCTTGAACCCGCCCTTCTCAGCTATGGGCATTTCCAACACTCCTACAAAGTCGCTGTAGTCGACGCCGTCACCATTGAAATCTGATGGCAGGTCTGATGAGTCACCGAAGGTGATTCCTGATTCGAGGAACTTATCGCTGTTAGGGTTGAATCTTTCTTCGAGCGGGATGATTTGGTTGTCCGGTCCAAAAGTTACCGGAGCCGTGCTCTTCACCAAGTTAGGATCTTGAAGAGCTAAGTTCATATATTCATCGGCTATCTCGCCCGTGTTATAATCCATGAAAAAATCATCGTCTACTCCATCTGTTACGAGCATCCCGTCGTATTTTTCCATAATCGCCTCCACGACATCTGGATGTTCCATCTCCTGCCAGTGCCCATATTTGGCACGCTTCATAGTTTCTTTGTATCGTGAATCCTCCCGCCATCTAAGCAACACTTGCCTCTCTGCGTAAGGGTTATCCGCATGCTCTCTTCTTTCAAACCCTGCTTCTCTATAAGCCATCGCCAATTCGATGGTGTCTTCGAACTCGCCAAAGTTTACTCGCGGGTCAAAAATCTTCGCATCATCTTTAAGCGCTATAGGAATATATGATTCTCCGTAGCCATGCCCCTGCATATCAATAAAGCTCTGAACGCGAGAAATGGTGTTAGTATTACCAAAAAAGGTAAGTCCTCTCTTACCTTGAGGTGCCCCAGCATAGTCTGACTTTGAAGAATCAAACGTATCATACTGTGCAACGCCCATCTCGTCAGCCACGGAGGTGCCGTGGACGTAACGAACAACCTTCCCAGTCACAATATCTCGACTAATATGGCTGGCTTGGACGTTATACCCCGCGATCTCTGCGGCTCTGTCGACGAGAGGCTGGAGTTGTTTCCTTATCGCGGTAGGTATTTCAGGGGCCATGAACCCTATGCCTTCTTTTGAGCGGGGGCGGTCTGCCCCGAATTGGGGTATGCCAGCCGCTCTATCTTTTGTCAGCTTACTAGGCGAGTCGTTCTTAATTTCGTCGAGATAGCTTTCAACGCTTTCATCCTCGCTCTCCATCTCAACATACTGAAACTGTTGAACCGTATCCGCGATATCGGGCGTGATAGTTAGCGTGTTCTGTATTTTGATTATCTCTTCCGCATTATCGTCGATGATCTTTGCATACTGTTCGCCCAGCTCTTTCAGTTCTGCGCGTTCTTCAGCGGAAAGATTTTTCCTAGCAACAGGCTTTTTCTCTCGAAGCATGGCCCTCTTAGAGCTACGCATACGGATAGGGCCGAGCACTCCAGCAGGGAGAAGCTCGGGAATCATTTTAGCTATTTGATCATCGGTTGATTGTTCCGTGATCCCTGAACCCAGAGCCTTACTCTCTAAATAAAACTCCTTGTCAGTAAATGCTGCCGTAAGAATGTTATCTCTTCTTTCGATGAGCGTGTTGATCATCTCTTGGCTATCGTTGTCAGTGCCAAGAACCTGCTGCACTACCTCAGTAATAGTTTCGTTACTTAACGAAAGCAGCTTGCGAGCACTGTCCTGAAGATCCTGCTCGGTCATGCCTTTGAAGACTTCACCCGCTTGGCCCATCACCCTGAGCGTAGAAAACTCAGAACCGCCACCGTTCCATGCGTCACCTTTTGGCTCACCCTGCGCCCTGAACTTGAGCGCCCCGCCCGTGTCGAGGTGGACGACATTACCGTCTGGGTCAACCATCAGGTTGTCGTAAACCAAACCAACCACATCCCAGTTAGCGAGCAGCGCATGAACTGCGAAGTCGGGGAATGCGGCTTTCCGCATCGTCTCGTTCTTAGGGTCAAATTCTTTGAGGTCTTCTCTGAAGACAGAAGATGTCCCCAGCTCACCCTCTCGATTCGTAAGGCGGACGGGAACTACTTTGGCCCCTGCTGTTTCATACAGGACTGTAGCGAGAACTTCGTTTCGGGCATGGTCAGGGGTCTGGCTCTCTTTGTAGTAATACTTAACTCCGGTAGCTGGATCTACATATTGACCTCCTTTGTTTGAACCCAGCTGGGGGCCGACATTTTCCCATTCGTCGCCGTCGAGCACAGTAGTCGCATCGGCTGGGATGTCTGCAGATATGCCCGAAGCAGCGACAGGCATGCTCCGCTCTTCTTCTTCAGGAGAACCAACCGGCTTGTTCATCTCCGCTTGTTTGCGGAACAGGTTGATTACAGATTCGGGGTCATTCGGATCGAAAGCCCTGAAGTTTGACCCTAACCTGAACCCTGATTCCATGGCTCTGATCTCGTTGACCACTCGTCCAACTGCAGTTCTAAGCTGCGGGCTGATGTTTTTACGGGAGCGATAGAATCCCAGCTTGTTTACATACCGCTTGAAGTGGCGCTTGACGACGCTGATTGCGCTGGGGTTCTGTCGAAGGAAAGACACTTCCTCCTCTGTGGTGAACCCGCGAGTAACTTTCTGGGAATACATCCGCAGATACTCTTCCATGACTGTTACCTGTGCATCACGTTCTCCACGTTTCCACCCTTCGATTAACCTAACACGCTCGCTTTCATTCCCCTCATCTCCGTAGTTTTTAACAGCTTCCTCTGCTTGCGCTAGAGTCATTTCATTAATGATGGCGTCTTGATCTTCACGAGTAATCACAGCAACTGACGCAGCGTGGGATACCTCTTCGTTCAAAACCACAGCCAGCATATTCATCTGAGTCCGTGTAGATACTGGGTTGCCCCCATTACGAATCTTCAGATCGTGTAGCAGTTTTGTTAAGCGGACTGGATTAATCCGCATTACGCCCGTCTTGTTATTAACGTCAGCCAGCCCCTTATGGTTTGGATCAAGCTCTACCCGCATTTCTGGCGGGATAATGAAGTTCTGAATAAAGGATACAACGCGGCTTACATCTCTTTTGCGTATGCGATCTAGCTCTGTTTGTTCCGAAGTTGTCTCGTTCAGCCCCGAAGACAAGCGAACGGCTTCGTGTTGTTCGCGGCTTACATCTTCAGAGATTTTACCCACAATCGCATCGGCAGTAACCGGCTCTCTTCTTGCGGTATCATTAGTAGCGGGCGTATCTGAGAATACTTTATCTGCAATAAAGTCTTTGGCACCTTTCGATGAAACATCTGACAGTGCCTTGAAATCACTGAGGCTAATAAGATCCTTATTCTTTCTGCGAGCTCCTTGTTTGGTGAGCACTGCAGCGTGCGACAGGTCGAGCACAGATGAAAAGGCAGCATCAAATTTTACCGAGGAGTCTTTGAACAGAGTCCGTATGGCCGTAATGATACGCTCAAACAAAGTTTGATTTTGATTAATCGCCTGCGTCTCTAAGGTAGAATTAGCGAGGACCGACTTAACGAACTTCTGGAAGTCAGTAGAGGTCAAGAAGTGTGCTACAAACTCGTCTACATTTCGCAGTGCGTCGGATACTCGGGAGTCATAAAACTTATACCCGCCTTCAGCTTCTTTGAATGAAGGACCACTCAAAATAGCGGAACTCATTCCAGCTTTTGAACGAGAGATGAATTCTTTTTTTACTGCCCCAATAACATTCTCTAAACCTTTGAGTGCGTTAGCTTCTTGAACAGTTAGCTCAGCGGGCGCTTTGCGGGTTATCCCCGTGACGTAGGCGTGGATTAATTCGTGAACCAACGTGTCCGCAACTCCTCTTGGATTATGCCCGTGAATGTTTATCGTTATAGCAGGAGTGCCATCGGTGAGGACATCGAAAGTCCCAGCAAAAGGCAGCTTCGATTTAACAATCGATAGCTCAATGGAATTAAGAAAGTCTGGCGAGCGCAGCAACAGCCGTGCGATAGCTACGAGATGCGAGTCATATTCTTTCTGAGCTCGATCAGATACACCAACTATTCTTTCAAGCGCTTCTACAATAGATGAGGAGTCGCCACTCTTTAATCCCAACGCTTCAACAGCGTTACCGTTGAGCATGTCCAGCATTCCTATGCCGCCGGAGAAAGGTTGCGACCGTAGCAACAATGTGCCTACGGAGCGCCTGACGTAATTGTAAAAAGATGATATTTCGTTATCAGAAGGAACAGCTCCTCCTTTCATTTCACTTAGTTTGGCCCGCAATAATTCTTTGTATGCTGGGTTTGTGTCGGGTGTCCCCTCTAGCGAAACGGGGGATAGCCCCATGACCTGTAGGGCTTCTCTAATTGGAGCAGCCAACTCAAAGCTGTTACCCCGCAACGCTCGTTGGAATTCTAGGCTCGAACGATTCGAGCGGTTGTTACCTTGGGCCATCCACTGCAGCGTAAAGTCGAATAGTTTTTTCCCCGACATCTTGTCGAAGTTAGGGGAGGCCCCTTCAAATGCTTCGTTGCGGAGTAAGTTGATTAGGCTATTGCGAATAGCAATATCTCCATCTACCGCTGCAACAGCATCCGCTTGCGTTTGCCGCAGCACATTTTTTATTTGCGACTCTGCAAATGGTGCCGGAGCGTTTTCAGGGAAGGGCGTATAGTTATCTTGCGCTTCTGTGTCGGCTCGAAACTCGTTGTCTTCGGCAAGCGCTGATGTTTGGCTGACTTCGACGGTGGAAAGATAGCTTTCGTTTACTCCTCTTAAACGAGCTAATTGTTCATCGACATAAAGCTCTTGAACTTCTCGCCCTAATGAAACGAGTTCTACTCTCTTTCCGGTGAACAATGATTCCTGCGCCCTGAGCCGTAGCTCAATGAGCGCTGATTCAGCAAAGTTGTTTGTCAGCCTTGCTCTGGGGAAAAACTCAGCAACAGAAGCGCTTGTCTCTAACCTCTGCAACAGATCGGCTTTGCTAATCTGCGCCTCCTCGTCAAAAGGAGAAGGGACTAATTCATCAGGATTGGTCAGTCCTTCTTTGCGTAAAGCAGAAACTCTATCTATGAGATTAACTAACCGTGTGTAGTCTGGCTGGATATTCACTGCCCGTGTAGCTGGAGTGAGCACCGAGACTAATCCTCCAGATTGTGGGGCTACGATATCGGATACGACTACCTGATCTCCCAGCCGAGTAAATCTAAAGGCGGGGTTTATTGTAGACGAGTTTAGTTGATCTGGAGTTACAACAACAGGGTTGCCCATCTCTAACAAGGTGAGCATATTCAAAGGATCATTGTCAAATTTACCAACCCCAAATCGATCCATGTAAACTTTGCCCTTCCCGTATAAAGAATCGATGGCAAACCCGCCATTTGGTTTTGATTGTTTGATTCGGGGGAATCGATTGTTGATTTCTGATTCAATACGGTCGCTCGCCGCGTTCAGGAAAGTGTTAGAGACCGTTCGTTCGTTTACAGGAACGCCTAGCTTTTTGAGCTTAGCTGCATTCAGCACATGGGGAAACCCATGACTTGCAATTTTTTCTATCGATTGAGTCTCTTCTTCAGACTCGATAACTTCTTCTAGCTCAACTTTTGTCTTTATCTTGAGCCCTTTTAAAGCAAGGACTCGTTTCTTAAACGCCTCGCCTTTTAACTCTGTAGCTTTTTCTGGAGATAAGGCTTTGCCTTCTGACACGCGCTGTTGCAATCCGCGCCTTACTGAAGAGGAAGCTCCCGATGCGTCTTCAGCCCCTTGGACTTGACGCTCTAGTTTATTGTAAAGGGCAGCGGCTTCATCAATCTTTGCTGCTTCTTCTCTAAAGGCAGCTTCGATTTGTTCGGCTTCTGCTTTACGCGCAGGGTCGATGATAGTGTTTTCTTCAGCAGGTCGTGCGTCCTGTAAGCGTTTCGCAAACTGACTTCCTTCACGGGTGACTCTCCTACCGCCTATCAATCCCCGCACAGCTAAGTGATCTGAGTTTTCAGCCGCGCTTGTCTCTTGCAACGGAAGATTCAACTGCTCCATCATCGCGCCTTTGGCTTCTACAGTAGTAGTGTCGGCCCCTTCAATAGTAGGAACATCCTCTGCTAAAACACTGGCAACTGCTTTTTGAACATTATCAGGAGTTATCTTTTCATCCAACAAAGCCTCCATCTCAGGATCTGGGTTAATCCCAGAACCAAGACTTTCGCCTTCTTCAGCAACATCTTGTTCGTCTTCTTCTAAGATTTGTCGTTGCTCTTCTTCAGTAGGAACATCCGCCATGCGTGTATCTTTACGAGTAGGGTCCGTAAGAATAGCGTTGATAACTTCAGCGGTAATCGGCGAGCCACTCTCATTGAGATTAGCCGTCATGTTTTCAAGGATGTCATCAAAGAACGATGCCTTCTCTTGCATAACCGCTGCTTCAGGGCGCAGTCTTCTAAACCCTCTCTGCACCAATGGGACAGAGCCGCCCATAATCCCACCTAAAAGAGCGGCGTGGAACCCCTGCATAATCCGGTCGATCATCGGAGTGTCTTCATCAAGAGCAGCATCCGTGATAAGTGAATTAACAAATTCGTCGATACCTTCTTCAGCGCCTTCACTAAGAACTGGGACTTTGAGCCCTTTGATAGTGCTTACCATGCCCGCATCTTTCATGGCTTTTGATATTGCTTTGCGAGCAGAGCTAAGCATGTCTCCCTCGAATCGATCAGTAATGCTCTGAGCAACTCGATTCATTTGCTTTGTGCTTAACCCCTTTAGTAGAGCATCTTCTAATCCTCCCTTACCGATTGCAGAGAACGCTCCCGTGAGCATCCCCGTAAACGTGCCCGCCATCAAAGCGGCACCGAGTGCTCTGTCGTGAGCCTCGTCTGCAGACACGTCGGGGTTTTGTTGGAGCTGATTGTAAACAGCACCATATGTAGCGGACCCAGAACGAGTAGCTGCAGGAACAAATACAGCAGGAACATTTCGTAATCTCTGTGCGACTTTTCCGTTATACGCTTTGATGATGTCAATAGCTCCTTCTTTAGACCCTTTAATGATGCCGTCTTTTATGAGATCGTCCGCTTGATCTGCCGCTCCTTTTGCTGTTGTCCGCATCAGAGTTCTGCTGGTCAAACCTTTAACAATTCCTTTAGCCGTAAGCCTAGCTCCCACAGTCCCCGCACTCTTCGCGCCGAGATAAGCTACACCTCCGACTCCACCAGCAGGCGCGGTTGCTACAGAAAGTAGAACAGTAGCCCCCATATCAACGAGCATGGGGAATGCTGTTTCTCCTAAATCTTGGAACAAACCAAATTCTTGCCCGAATACTTCTGCTAGTTGTCTTCGATCAGCATTCTTTTGAGCAACATCCGCCAAGTAATCTTTTGCTCCTTCAAACCCCATAGCAGCGGGGATAGCCGCGAATAGCTGCCCTACTCCGTTTACGAAAGACATTCCGATTCCTGCAGCGCGTTCTTTAAACTCGTTGTAGTTATCTTCGTCGGCAACGAACGCTTCAAGGATTTTGTAATCCGCTAACCCAGCCGACCTACCTGCAACCAGCGCCGTGTTCCATGAATCCGATACGTTTGATCCTGACAAGAATTTATCTAAGCTAGTAAACTCGCCGCGCAGAACTTGTATTCTCTGCTTGTTAAGCATAGTTTTAACTTCTTCACTAAGCTCAGGGTGAGCAGCAATCGTAGCATCAAACAGGTCTTTATTGACCATGGCTTGCGCGGACATAACAGGCAGGCCATACCCACCCATCCGAAGGTTTTTGCCTACGTCTTTGTCATCCAAATCATGAAGCTCAAACATTCCTTTGTTGACCCCGTTCTCCAGAATCATTTGCTCCAATGCCATTTGCGTGTCTTCAGGAGCTAGGTCTAACTTCATCGCATATTGAGTAGCCAGTTGCGACACGTCGGCCCCTTGCGCTTCTTTTAAAGCGTCCCTTCTTTTTTCTTCTTCGTCGACTTGATCTCCCCTACCCAAAATTCTGGCAAAGAAATTTACCACGCCCCTTCCAGCTGCATCAGCACTGTGCTCAAGCCAATCAAGAGTGCTATACTCATTTTGGGCCGCTTCAGTAGACAAGCCATCAATCTGAATATCAAAAGCCGTATTGTTTTTGCGCTCTGTTTGTAACAATCGGGTCGCGTTGGCAACACGCTGTATTTTATACAGCGGCATATCATCAAATCCGTCGGGAGTGTCTAGTTGCGCCTGCGCTGCGAGCGCGTCTGACATATTCACCCCGCCAAAAGATGATGCCTTAATCGCAGAAACAATATCTGTATTAGCAGCCGCATCACCAACAAGTAATTGCCCTGTAGAGAGCCGCGCCATAGGCAACTCTCCTGCATTCACTTGATCTTGCAGCTGCGTGTCGTCGGCTACGTCTTTACGTAGCAGCGTATTAATACGCTCTTCAAGCTCTTCTTGATTCGAGCCATCTTCATTCAACAGCCCCCCTTTGACTAACGACTTTGAAAATCCCGCACGAATTTCCCCTTCTGTTTTAGCATCATAAACTCCCTCGTTTATGTATTCTTCTCGCAGATAATTTCCGTATCGCAACCTGCTTTCGAGCGGGTCATCAAACACATTAGAAGCGGACCACTCGGAAAATGCGAGTGGGTTGGAGGCAGGGGTATCGGGTTGTTCAGACATAGCTGAAGCGATGGGATATGTGTGGGATTAATTAACTAGTAGAAAGTCTTTCGGCTTCTGATTCGGGGGCTTCAGCGAGCACGTCAACTGCGCGGTCGCGGAGCTTGTTGATAAGGAAATTTTTGCGGGATGCGTCATCAAAGAATCCTCCTGTGCCCTCTTTTTGAGCGGCTGCGTTTTCTTTGTATTTCTTTTGATCTTCAGGAGTAAGGAACTTATTTACGATCCCCATCATTTGTTGATTCTGATCATCAGATATTTGGAACGTATCAACAGGTTGGAAAGATTGTTCGTCGTCTCCACTTTGAGGAGTAGCCGGAACTACGTCCCCGAAATTTTTAACCTCAGACAGACTGGTTTTAAGTTCTGCGCCAAACGCTTTAGCGCGCGCTGATTGAACTTTTGCTTTGTTCGCTTCGCGCTGAGACTTAGCGGTTTCGATTATTCCAAGTTCAGTGCGTGTTCGCACCCCGTCAGCATCAGCAAGCCGTTCAGTAGCCTCCACATCTCCAAGACCTGCGGTCTGTTGCATTTGGGGCACGTTAATATTTTGTTGCTGCTGGGAGCCAAGCGCCGATTTAGTCGCGCTATCAAAGAGACTTTTGAATAACGGGCTGCCCGCCAAACGTGGGCTTTGTGCAAATGTGTCTTGCCGTGTTTTATTAATAAACCCGATTTGATCCGTCGGGTCCATGTCTGAACTTAACCCCATTGTTAGATCTTGAGATACCCGTGCAATAGCATCGGCCTCATCTTGCTGCCTGCGATTCTCTTCTCGAACTCTTTCGAGTTCTAACTCAGCACGTTCAAAAGCTAGTTGCTGCGCCCGTAACTTGTTTTCCTCTGCCTGCATCTGCATCATAGGGCGGTCATACTGCTCGTAAAGATACTGAGACATTCTGGTCGAAATTGGTCGCCCAAAGTAGTCCCCCTTCATCGGGGCAATATCATCAGCGTAAGTAAACGTGGTAGCCATTTTATTCCCCTAACTCTTCTTCGAGTTTTTCGAGTCTTTTTTGTTCGTCGAGTTCTGCAATTCTGGCTTGTCGTGCCTGTGCGTCTGCCAGTCTTTTTTTCCTCTCTTGTTCCGCACGAACGTCCGCTGCAGATTTCAAAGTTGGCTCGTTAAGATTAGCGAGCTTCATACCCAATTCTTCCGCTACTCTATTAAGCCCAAGTCTCTTTGCCTCGCGAATTTTTTTCTTTATCCGTCCGCGCTCGGACATAAGCTGACGAGATGGAGCGTTTAGCCCCCCGACAGAACCCGTTAAAGCAGTCGCGCCTCTTGCCGGTCTTCTTCCTGCTGCAATATCTGTAGCTGTTTTAAACCCGCCGTATGAAGCAAAATCTTTAGTTCTTAATCCATAAAGGCGTCCTTCTGCTATAATCTCTTTTCGTATTTGCTCTGGGGTCTTTGGCTGCTCTTCTTTTTTCTCTTCCTCTTCCTCAAACGGCTCTTCGTCTACTTCGAGCTTTACGCCTTCTAATAATGTCGAACCAAAAGTATCAACAGGCCCTTCTACTTTTTCTTCAGGCGTCACCCGCCGTTTAGACATAGGCTCCACTGGTATCCCGTATCCGACTCCCTGCTGTTCTGAGCGAAGAGCAGCAATAACCTCTTTAAAAGATGTTTTGCCGTCCGCGTTCGAGTCAAATGCGTTTGATTTATACCGCTCCACAAATGCCTTTCGTTCTGCCTCATTGAAAGGAGTTGCCGTTTTACCTTCAAAAAACCCTTGTTCGACATCATCAATCTTAGAAATAGCGGCGTCTAAATCTGCATCAGTCAGGTTTGCTTTAGATCGTGCTACTTCTGCGGGTGACGGGCCACGAGTGAAAGGAGCCCTACCCGACCCTATTGCCGTATTACTAACAGGAGGTTTATATGGTGGCGGCTTTGCTCCAGCTCTTTCGCGATCCACTAATTCACGATATTCTTCATCGTTAATTGAGCCTAAAAATATTCTACGTAGCAAAGCCCGATCTTCTTCTGAAACCGCAGCGGCAGATCCTTCTTCGCCTGTTTCTAAAAACAACTTAGCTACTTCAGGATATTTCGCTGCAGTAGCCCTGTCTCGGGCAGCTACAAGTTTGTCGGCGAATTTTTTTATCTCACTCATGTTAGTATCCTCTTGATCCTACTTTTGGCCTGTTTCCAAAACCAGCGTCGTCAGACAAACGCCCAGTTCTTAAACCTCCTGTGCGCAGACCTTGCCCAGCACCCCCACCTTTTTGTGGATCTTGTTGGTTCTCTTCCTTCTCTTTTTTCTTTTTGTCAGCCGCATCTTTTGCCGCTTTTAAGGCTGCTTTGCGCTCGGCTTCTTTAGCTTCAAACTCCTTCTTTGAATTTTTTCCAATGTTTGATTCACCAATTTTTCTTCCCGACCCAAACGCGCCCCCTCCTGTTTTTCCGGTTGTAAGTCCAAACCCAATCGGGGTTGCCCCTCGTCCTTCTTCAAACTCATTCTCAGCTCCTTGAGGAGCGCCAGCTATCTCGGCTGCTTTTGCCTGATCCATGGCTGCGCGGGCAAAAAGTTGAGGCGATGCAAAATCTTGCTGGCGCATTCCTTTTGGGATAACGAAGCCATCAGGAAACAAGGAAGATTTTTTCTTACGAGGCTTAGTGGGATCTGACATAAAGTGCGGATAAAGAATATAAATTAAAGGGTTTTGTGTCAATCCAGCAAAACTGCATCCCTATTCTGTAAAGCAGTCCCCAGCTGTTTAATCGTAGTCCTTCGATACGGCTGACCTTTAGCAGAATTTTCTGGAGGATCTACCGCTACCAGCCCCATCCGTTGACGCGCACAATCAAGGGCCAAAAACGCAGCGTCTGCGAGGTCGGGGCTTCGGCCAAAGCGGGCTTTGAACTCCGGCTTAGTCTCAATCTTAACCCTCAAGGTTCCGCTTTTGACCATGTCATAGTTTCGGCTCGTTATTTCACGCGCTAAATCTGCAGACACCCCAAACACTTGACGAGTCCGCATCAGTTCTTTGCCTACAAACCAGAGCTCAGAAACACGATTTACATACAATTCGGTGCCTATAGCCTGACTATTAGCACTAACTCGTTTCTCACTAGCTTTGCCCCCAAACCCTACTCGTAAAAACCCACTCGCCCACTCTCCCGCAAGAACGTCACAAAAAGGAGCCCCTGCTCCAGTCGCATCCACAGCGACATTTTCAGCAGAGATGTTGTGTTTAACACAATAATTTTTTATCTGTCTTACAATTTGATACGTCCGAGGGACTGATTTATTGGTAGCGTCGTCGTTCAAATGAACAGCATCACCGAACTCAATGACGTATTGACCTGTTGTGTCATACCCCACAGCAGCCGTGTATAAAATTGTGCGGTCGCCCCCGTTAGTAAACGCAGGGTCAACTCCGGCTACTAAAACTGGTTTGCCTTGCCATTGAACTTTGTTCATGGCTTTGCTCATTGTTAATTCGTTTTCGCCGTATATTCCCGTAGTTTCGTCAGAATCAAAAAAGATAGCGCGGACCATCCGCATATATCCGCGTGACTCAGGACCAAGAAGCCCTTTATCTTCGTCAATCTTTTCTTGAGTAGGGAGCCAAGGGTAAAGCACTTCTCCGGCTACAATGTTGGGGGAACGCTCTCCGTCTAATCGGATGTAATCTCCGCCCCATTTGGTGGGCCACCCGTCATCTTTATTAGTATCAATAGAATCCCACCCGTTGATAGGCTCCGACCATATCCCGAACGCATCAAACCGACTGTTTGGGTTAGACATTCCAATCAGTTGAAACTCAGGGTTTTTTGACAAGTTAGATAGCCCTGCTTGCAAGATAGCTTCTGACAATTCAGAAAGCTCATCACCGATCAAGATCACTCTCTTTTGTTTGATACCAATAAACTTGCCGACTGCCTCGCGTGTTTTTGATTTCTCAGCTGCAATAAGTGAAATGCCTGCTCGTTCGATAAGGGTTCCCTTTTCGTCAATGTAAGCAGCGTTTCCTATTGAATCCCGAATCTTGATTGGTGCTCCGTCAATCACGGACAGCAACGACATGACCGATCCCCAGATCCGCTTGCGTGCTTCACGCAGCGTAGTTGAGGTCATCAGAACCAACGTGTTTTTAGGCTGAGACAACCAGTTAATAATCCCCCATGCGGCCATGGTGTGGCTCTTACCGGAAGAAGCGCTCCCCCCAATTGCGAGATATTTGTTATTCAAAGCCGCCCAAATCATTTGTTCGGCCCACGGATGACGAATCATTAACTTTTCAGGAAGATCATCGTGATTCCACAACTCGTCGCAGATTCTCCAGAAGTAATACTCTTTAGCACGAAGATGTTCGTGATGAGCAAACCCATACAACAATGCGGTAATAATACTTGTAGGCGGGATCAAAAGCCCTCCGACATCCATTCGTTTTGTTTTCGCGTCAATCCTCGGTTCGAGTATCTGCTTGATGGAAGGATTGCTTACCGCCATAATAAATTTACACAATACGACCCCTTGCTGTGCCTGACAAATCTAAAGATTCTCTCCAACAACGTGCGCTGGCGATGTATAAAGCAGACTGGAAAACTGTTTCCATTGCTAAAGAGCTCGGAGTTCACCCCGGCACGGTGCGAAGGTGGTTTAAAAAGATGGGGATTCCGGCTAAAAAGAACGGGCTCCATCCTCCTGCCGAAGTAAACGAAATAAAGCAAGATGATTTAGCCGAGGCTATTGACAGCCAGCTGAACTCTACTACGGACGAAGCAATACTCCGAGCAAGCCACGATGCGCGGACAGAAGAAGACGAAGCGATACTTGAAATAGCCGAGAGACAATCAACTCCCGCAGACAAGTATCAGCATTACGCTGCTGCAACGGGGATCAAGTTAATGCGGGATAGTGTAAAAAATCTGCGCCCTGCAAAAACTGTGCGAGAACTATCTGAGCTCGATCAATTTATTCGGCGTAACTTAGGGCTAAACGCCAAGTCAGGAGGGAGTAGCAAAATGCAAATTGATATTTCTATTTTGAATAACACAAAAGCAGATCGTGGAGAGGGCGCAGTAAAACCCGTAATTGATTTAGATTAATGATTTTTGACTTTAATTCAGGAGCTCCTGAATTTGAAGGAGCCGATTATCATCCTTCAGATGATCCTTATTTTTACAGGCAGCTCGACCCTACTTGTTATGAAGGATTTTCAGAAGGCGCTAAATCTTTTAAGAAAAAAAGTATGCTGATGTTTAGCGAACTTAAAGACGCTTACATCGGAGTTGTAGAACATGCGAGTAACCCTTCGATTGCTTGTTATTCTATTGCGGGCACAAAAATGATTTTAAAAGAAAAACACGGACTAAACGAAGAAGAAATTGATATGGCTCTCGATCAGTTAATGTCTTGCGACCTTGGGCCAAGCACTCCGTGTTTTTTAGACTCTACTTCTTTGGAGTGATGGAAAAATTTTTCCTTAATCGAGTGATAGAAGTAAACCCAAAGGTGCTCATCAGAAAAGATGAAAGTGCAAAAAATGATTTTGTCTTTATTAGAAAAACCTTAGTAGGAACTTTTTTCAGAGTAGTTCCATCGACGGCAAGAGAAGTATTTTTTATTCAAGCGCTCCCAAAAAATTATCTTGTGTTCACTCCTGAGCATGGGAATGGCTTAATTATATCGCCGTCATGTCTGAAGAACACGACATAATAGTAGGCGTCGATAACGGTCTTGATGGGGGCCTATGCGCGGTCTCAACTTTTTCCGGAAAGATAATTAGTAAAACAGCGATGCCCTGTAAGCATCTAAGTAAGAAGCGTGAGGTTGACGCAAAAAAAGTTTATGACTGGCTAATGAATCTTAATACACCGTTTGTCCTTGCTGTAGAAGAACCCCTCGCTCACGCGAAAAGTTCTCAAGCTGTTAGATCAATGGCGTTAAGTTTTGGCAAGATTGTTGGACTGGCAGAAGTAAAAGATTTTGAGCTCTTTAGAGTGTCGGTTCATAAGTGGCAAAAGAAAATGTTAGGTAACATACCAAAGGGAATGTCTAAAGTTGCGGCGTTAAATACTGTTGAAAGAATGGCCCCTGAAGAGAACTGGTTAAAAAACAAACGATGTCGAACTCCGCATGACGGAATGATCGACGCTTACTTGATTGCTCAATATATTTTGACAGGTCGCAAAGATCGTGTATGATCGAGGCTATGCCCGACGCTCACTCAGATAGAGATCATGCAGAGTTTTCTCCGTCCGCCCTTAAATATATTGCCGGATGCGCGGGCTATCACGGAAGAGAAGGGACTAGCGCGGCTGCTGAAAAAGGCACTCGAATACACGAAGCGTTAGAGGTTAATGATACCTCTAATCTTGAGAGCGAAGAAGAGATATCTATCTTTGATCAAATCGTAGAAGAAGAACAGTCGTTCTTAACTAACTATGCTCAAACGGGGAGGTCTCAGAAAGAAGACTTTAAAGAAGTTCAACTTACTGTGGAATTAGAAGGCACCGGAACATGGGGGACTTGTGACCGTCTTACGGTGTTTGATGATAACACAGGTATTCTTGCCGATTACAAAACGGGTATCAGTATAATTGACCCACCAGAAAAAAACTGGCAGGCGCAAGCATACACCGTAGGGGCCTTTCAAAAATTCAAAGATCTTAAAGAGATCATATTTGTTTTTTATGTTCCCGTTCGCAACGAAACTTTATTTTACAAATTCACAAGAGCTGATGTTCCCGCGCTGGTCCGCAAGCTTTCGGAGGTAATTAAGAAGGGGGAACAGGTTAGACCAAAATGGGAAACAGGAACTCCAGAACTCTCTGATTTAACGCCAACAGTAAACTGTCGCTTTTGTCGACACGAAGATGCGTGTCCTGCTTTGGGGGGCTTAGTCATATCGGTAGCAAAGAAGATCAATACCGAGCTCCCAGATGTTGACATCAACTCTGTCGAAGACCCTGAAGTTATTGAGCAACTGTGGCTGGTGGCAAAAATGGTTTCTAACTGGGCGGATCAATTAAAGAAAAGAGCTATTGGCATGGCTAAAGATGGAGTTGAGTTTCCGAGTTTACGTCTAAGAAGCATGGGGGCTCCAAAGAAAGTAGAAGACAACATGGGACTCGTAGCCATAGCAGAACAGTTTGGTATGAGCGCTGAAGAAGTAATCGAATCTGCAAACTTACCCCTGTCAAAAATTGCAAAAGCCCTCGGTGAAAAAGCCGAAAAAGGAGAAAAGAAAAAAATTTCTCAAGAATTTGTTGACGCCTGCATCGATGCGGGTATTGTCACGTCATCTCAAGCGAGACACACTCTCGCTTAAACAAAGAAACAAGAAACAAGAAACACAAAAACAATGGCAGGTAAAATTAAGGAAGCCACCACGACGGAAATCATGAGCCCAGCAGCCATGATGATTGAACCAAGCGATATTGAAATCCCAAGGATTAATGTGGTGCAAAAAACATCTGAGATTGATGCTCCTTTTGGCAGCATCGTTTTAGATAAGCAGTTCGTAATCGCAGAACCAGAGAAAGCTGTCGCGGCTATTCCTGTGTCTGTGTTGAAGGGTTGGAGGGAAGACATACCGTATGATGATGACGAAGTTCCTCGCATCGCTAATTCGCAAGAAGAGCGTGACGAGATTGCTAAGTCGTCTGATTATCCAATGTTGGAGTTCGCAGACATTACTTTGGCTATCGCAAAGCCAGAGGATACCGCTGTGGAAGCCGCCTTCCCGTTCCCAATAGGAAACGAGTTTTTCGCTCTTGGTCGCATTAATGTGGCTAAGGATGCGTATCGTCAGACATTCAAACGTCTGGCTACGTTTACCCTGTTTAACCCCGAAACCCCCGCGTTTACGAGGTTCTGGGATTTTACGTCCGCCCTCATTTCTCGCGGTAAGTATTCGTGGTATGCCCCATCACTCACTTTCACCGACAAGGAGACAAGTGAGGCCGTTCAGAAATTCGCTAATAACTTTTCAAGCTAATGGCGGATTTTAATCATACGACAATCGAGGAAGAGATCACCATGCTGGGGGGCATGATCGAGGAACTCGACACACAATTGGAGCAAACAAAGCAGGGCAAAATAAAACTCGTAAACATTCGAGCAGCCTTAGCTTCTTCTATTGGAGTTGACTTGGAAACTGAAGACAAAGATCAGTTGAATCTGACCTTTGTTGTAGATGGAAAAGAAACACCAACAGAAAGCGAGTAACAAATCAGGTATTGTGGCGGACTTGTTGTTAGGTCTGGTTATCAACGTTGCCTTCGCCGTAACCACATAAAAACGGCGGCACCCTTTACCCCCCACTGGTTTTCTAATTTCCCAGTGGGGGGTTTTTTGAAGCTATGAAAATCTACGCGCTCGACTTTGAGACTTATTACGACAAGCGGTGTAGCATTAAGACCCTCGGCCCGATGGGGTATTTTTCCCACCCCGATTTCGACGCTTACATGCTTACAGTAAAAGGAACCGATGGGACAGAATTTGTTGGGCACCCCAAGGAGTTTAACTGGGACTTATTAATTGGAAATACAGCACTTAGCCACAACGCATCATTTGATGAAACCTTATATTTATATGGCGCTACCCAAGGGTGGTGGCCGGAAGTCAGTCCGGTCGAATGGCACTGCACAGCCGATATGGCGGCGTATGTTCGACTTCCTCGTTCGCTTAAAGGCGCGACTAACAAAGCATTTGGGATTGAAGTAGACAAGAGCACCCGCGATAATATGAGCGGGAAACGGTGGGAGGCAATGACGGAAGAATTCCGTGCGGAAGTTAGCCAGTATGCGATGAAAGATGCAGAGCTATGTCTGCGATTGTGGGAAGAATATAGCGATAAATGGCCGGAAGAAGAGCGTCGAATAAGTTTGTTGAACCGTAGGATCTGTCAGGGCGGCATACCAATTGACTCTGAACTTTTGAAGAAACAGTTAGAGATTATAAATGAAAAGTTATTCGAGGCGGAGTCCGCGATTCCTTGGCTTGGAACGAAGCCACTGCTAAGCCGCGCTGCATTTGATGAGGAGTGCCAAAAGGTAGGGCTAGAGCCTCCAGCTAGTCTTGCGAAGACCAACGCCGAGAGTAAAAAATGGATCGACTACAACAGTAAGAAGCATGACTGGATAGAGGCGACGCAAAACTGGCGGAGAATAAATGCGATCAAAAAGAAGGTAGAGAGTTTTGATGTGGCTACGATGCCTGACGGTCGATACTACGGAGGGTTTATGTATTTTGGAGCACACACTGGAAGATTTAGTGGGAGCGGAGGAAACCTTAATCTTCAGAACTTGCCCCGTGATGAAATGTTTGGGGTAAATCTCCGTCATCTTATATCAACAAAAGAAGACAAGCGATTAGTCGTAGCCGACTTGAGCCAGATTGAAGTTCGCACTCTTTGTTGGTTAGCGGGAGACAAAAAGATGCTTAGTGAGATCGAGGAGACTGAAGATATTTATGAAGCCTTTGCCATTCGTTTTGGTAGCTGGGACAAAGATAAGGGGTCTTTGAAACAAGAACCAAAACTGCGGCACAAAGTAAAAGCGATGGTTCTGGGGTGTGGTTACGGAGCCGGTAAAAAACGTTTTGCTGAGATGTCAGGTATGACTCAAGCAGAAGCAGATGCCGCAGTAGATTTGTATCGGGCGTCAATGGAAACAGTTACTCGATTATGGCAGGAATATAACTCTG